AAATATCCGCGAACGCCATCAACTGTTTTTCGGTTGGCTTGATGCCCTGGGAAACCAAAAGGTTGAACGATCCAACAACCTCTTGCAGTGAGAATGGCGTGCTCTTTGCAAATTCTTGCAAAATCTTGAACGCGCCATCCGCATTTTCAACTGATCCGGTGAAAGTTATGAGCGAGGCTTTTAGGCTTTGAAACTCTTTGTTGACGCTTACCAGGTCACGAACAAACGCGCCGGCAAAAACCGCGCCCAAAGCACCCGCAACTTTTGCCACATTTAGGAACGCCGATTCGACCTTCCCGAGATTGGATTGCATCGTGCGAAATGCACGGGACGTTTCATCTCTTGCGGTTAAGCGGGTTTCGACTCTGTTGATTGCCATTCTTTTTCATCGCCTGTTTTTGCCGGTCGTTCTGAATCTGAATGTAGACCGACCATTCCATAAACTCATCAACAGACATTTCGGTTTCGATTTCCTCGACCGTCTTGCCCAGTTTCTCAGCGAGAAAAAACTTGAACTGCCGTTCCTCGCTCTCCCTTAGTTTTTTTCCAAATCCTCAACCATCGACCCCATGATCTGATTCGCCACTCTTGCGAGAACTGACGCATCAACCTGGTTCCGTAGGTCTTTTTTGTCACCGATCTGAAAAATCTTGTTGCCCTCGGCATCGAGTGCCTTGAGAACAAGAACCTCGGCCAGTGCATCCGCTTCTGATTGGTTCTTAACCGCGAATTGCAACTTGCCCTGGTCTTGCAGGGTGAAGGGTCGAGAGTAAAACACGAAAGGATTCCCATCCTCATCCGCCCATTCTGGAACAACAATTTCCTTGATTGGTTGGTTTTGATAATGGTTCTTTGCGCGTTGAATTACGCTCAACCCCTCTGATTTCGAATTAGCCGCCATAATTCAAATTCCCCTTATGCTACTGTTGATTCGGTCAACGCGCCGGTGCCTTGGAATGAGATCGATGCCTCAACCATGCCATCGAACGATGCCGAGATTGTGCGACCGGTGATGAGAACTGTACCGCTCATCTTGTGATCGCCTGTGGTGTTGCCTTCGAACTGGACGTTCAAAGTAACTTCGGAACCAACTGTTAACGCGCCTTGGCCGGCGGTGTCAGTGTCATCAAAGAAAACATCGGCTGAACCGCTGAACGATTTCAATGATGTTTTGTAAGTGCGAGAGGTGTCGCCCATCGCTGTGTCTTCAAGAGTGTCCATTGTCTCATCGATCGAGTACGAACGAACTTCGGCAATCTGGTCTGTGCCAACCAAGATCACCCCATCGCTTCCGGTAAAAGTCGCCATTTTTAATCCTCACTTTCAAGGGTTTCAGTTTTAACAACCTTTTTGGTTGCCTTTGGTTTGGATGATCGGGGTGAGTCCGTCCATCCTTTGGCCTCGAATGATGCCAAATCTTGCGCGTTTATCGTAATCGGCATTCCGCCGGTCGGTGGATAAACTTGAATGCGTTTCGCCATTGTTTCAGTCTCCTATCTAATAGACCGTTTCGGCATCGGTTTCTTGCGTAGAATACACGATTTCAAAAATAAATCGACCCACAACCACCGGCTTTTCGCCATCGCCGGCAAAATCCGCCTCAAACGAAACGAACCGTGTGTCTTTGGAATAACCGCCTCGAGTGAGATCGGTTGCCATCGCTGCCTCAACTTCCGCCGCTATCTGATCGAGAACATCATCCGCCGTTGCGCTCTCAACATATGCTTCAACTGACACCTCGAGCGAACGTATCAACCCACGCGGCGGCTTGATCGTTTGAGCCTCAATCGTTTCGCTCGAGGTGTAGACACAAAGACCAGGCATCCTGGCGCTTTGTATTGGGTAAACTCTCGAGCCAAAGACATTCGATCCGGTGGTCGCCAGGCCGGTGAGGGTTGTTTCAATATTATCGCGGATCAACTTTCGAATATGCGCCATCAATTTTTCTCCAACGCAAGAACGGTCATTCCGGTGCCATCGTGATCCACAACGCGGATCGTGTAGTTGGTGGCGTTTACGACCAACGCATCGCCCTCGACCGCATCGGAAACGTCATTGGTGCGGCAAAGAAACCGAGGCTGTCGAACCGCCATCGGGACGTTACCCCCAGCATCAACCTCGATGATGTCGTTGTCAAAGATGCCGTTGACGGTTGAGGCCGATCCGCCGGTCGGCGTATATGTCGCCGCAACGCCGAAATCATCGACGCTTAGAAAAACCGCCAGATCGTCGAGAGATTCAACCGCCATGTCTCAATCCTTACTTTTTCGCCTTGGCGCGAATCTTTGGTTTAGGCGCTGTCGATTTCTCCAGGCCCACTGACCGATCCACTTTAGGCTCAGATTTTTTTTCCACCTCGGAAACTCGGCCGGCTGTTTTTAATTCCTTGGCTTCGGATGCGTCGAGATCAATAACATCTCCCGCGCTTCGACGATCGCCACCGGCAACACATGATTTCAAAACTAAATATGGCATTTGATTTCCTCATAAAGAGAGAGAGGCGTTTCCGCCCCTCTCAGTGTTTGGTTTATGCGCCATCATTGTTGAAGGCGAATGCAACCGCGTGACGAACCGCAACATCGCAAGATTGCAATGCAGTGATCGAAACGCCGCCAGACTTGCTGGATGAGTATGGATCAACGATCAACTCGAGGCCACCATACATCCCGACCAATAGCTGGCTGAAATCGCCAAAGTAAAGGTCGCCGGCTGTTGCCTGGTTAGAAACGATTGCGTTGTAACCATTCATCAAACCGCCATCGGCAACGAAACGGCCAGAGCCGCTGTCAACCGCTGTGGTTTTCAATGCGCCATACATACCGGCCGGCAAGATGTAAGCAAGAGAACCGCCGAGCGCATTGTCTTCTGCGACCGCTGTTTCCATTGCTACAACTTCAGCGAAAGTTGGATTCGCTGCGGCAAAGGCTGTTGGTGCGTTGATGCCAGATGTGTTCTTGATACCTGTTGGCTGACCAGAGGAACCAGAACCCGCCAATGCGCCGAGATCGATCGCAGATGCGATTGACTGTGTAAGGTCATCGCGGATCAATGTCTCGATGTCCATTGACGATTGGTGCATCATGTTGCGTGTGACATCTGTTGTTGCGCCAACGGTTTTCATCGACATTGTAACCGAACCGAGTGTTGGTTCGCTTTCTGTCGCCGCTGTGCCTTCGCTTGCGATCCAGTTTGCAGTTGATGCGGCTGTCTTCTTAGGAATGACAACATCACCTTGCAGACCGGACAACATACGCGCACCCGCCGCCATGACGCTTGAAGCATTGCGCAGAACGTCGATGAAATCGCCGGTGCGCAGGTCTTCAGCGATCAATGCCGCATCGTCGGTTGTGTTGATGTCGCGCTGGCTCCACTGACGCAGAACGTCACCTGGGATCATCAAACCGCGTGTTTCGCGGCCAAGTTTGCGCTGTGCCTCGGCGGATGCCTCGAACTCAAACTGTGCTGCGCGTTGCGCGTTGATGTCTGTCGGATTCGCCATTGCGCGGATCGCGTTGATGAGAGAGAACCGGCGAACCTCTTTGGCTTCCATTCCGATTTCATCGGCGGTGGTCAAAGGTTGATCGGCCGTTGCAACTGCCAACATTCCGCGAAATTGCTCAACAGATAGACCGTTTTTGATGGCCTGGTCTGCAAGATCACGTTTGTTTTTAGCTGCACCCAACTCGAGGATGTCTGTTACAGTTTTGGCGTATTCTGCGCGAACGTTCGCCTCAACCGCTTGGATGTCTTGATCGGACATTTTAGTTTCCTTTCTTTCGGCTTTTGCCGGAATAGGGTTTACGGTTTGCTCGATTTCAGCATTGCGATTCGTCCCAACCGAGTCATCAGCCGGAATCGAAACAATACTTGCCTCGAAAGGTTTCCACGAACGAACGCGATAAGTGTTCCCACCTTCCGCTCTTTCGTCGCGTTCCATACGTCCGATCTGGTATCCAATACTCACGTTTTTGCGGATACCATCTCGAACGTCATCGTAAACCTCGGAACCAAGTTGGCCCTTGCTGAACCGAACCGTCGCGCGGAGTCGCCGCGCCGAGGAATCAAGGTTTACAGATTCGATGACCCCGATTTGACGCTCGGGATCGTGATCGAGCAACAAAGGTGCGTTGCCCGAGTTTAAGAATGAAAGATCAATGGATCGATCGTTGTGATCCAGGATTTCGACGCCAAATGACCGATCGACCGGTGCCTCGCTGGAAACCGAGATCGACATCCGCCGATCATCCTCGGAATCCATTTCCGCATCCATACGCATCGCCAACTTGCGGGTTTCCATTTCCGCCGGCGCTTTGCGTTCTTCCTCGACATGGCCACCGTTCTCGGCTTCGATCTCGACATCGACCTCGGCCTCAACTTCTGGCATTTCTTCGGATTTGCCAAACTCGACGATATATGAATCATCGGTTTCGGTCACGTTCTTGATGTGACGTTGTTCATCCATTTTTCGTTCCTCATCTTGACCTTTTGTAGATTCCGGATGCCCTTCCGGTAAAAGATCGGTGTCGTGTTTGCCGCCTTGAAACCTGCCATTTCTCAAACAGAATAGCAGAGAATTGACCCGAGCAATAGCCCATTGTTCCGGTGATGCCACCCCAGGCCGAACCGAGCCTGGATTTGTCTTATATGCGCCAATGCCTCGAAAGTAACATTCGGACAACATTCCGAGGGTTGCGCGGGTTGTCGGATCATCGCCGTGATCGGCGTTGTGTTCCTCGATCTTGTTCTCGAGGGTCTTTCTTGCGGTGTCGCTCAAATCCTCGATCGCTCGATCTTTTTTGCCCTCGAGTTTTTTGACCAATTCCAGGATGACATCTTTCATCACCTGTTCGCCCAGGTTGCCAATCACGCCCCATTTGATCTGTGCGATAACGCCGCCAACATTGGACAAATTTGGCTCGAGGTCGCCGCCGGCAAATTGTTCACCATCGCCAAAGTGCCGCGCGGCCCAGGCTTCACGCTCTTTGATCCAATCCAAAACCCCCTCGGTTTCCGACCCATCACGCGCTCGGCCCCAAAGGGTGAACGCATCATTGCCTCGAATGTTGCCGCCGGCATCCCAAACATCAGGATTGAACTCTTTGATGTTCTCAGCGAACCCTCGATCGAACTGCGGATATTCAGAGTTCCGCAAAGAAATCTTGAGATCGTCGCCTTTTTTGGGGAAATCAGTCGCCATCGCCCTCATCCTCATCAGGCTGATCCATTGCCGGCATGAACTTCATTGGCCCATATCCAGACTGACCGCCGCCGAACGGTTGGAATGCGATCTCGATGCCGCGATCCTCGGCCATCTGTCTCTCGAGAACGATCTGGTCGAAAACATCCTCGATGTCCCGACCGTATTGGTTCGCAACGTCCTGCATCGATAGAATACCGGAATTGAGGCCGATGACCGATGCGTTCATTTCGCGTTGCGGATCGACCCAGGCAAAACCCCGCGCCCTAAATTCGCAATTATCGGCGAACTTATCAAACCGAGTTGGTGGAATCGGGATTGCGCCATTGTCCATCGCCGCCATCAACCAGGCCCGAAAGACCGGCTGAACAAAGTGTTCGATCATGAAATCATGCAAAACCTTGTAAAAATCACGATCCTCGAGTGCGCCCTGGCGAATCGAGGAATAGGATGTTTGCGTCAAATCATTCGAAATCGAGGCATATGAAACGCCCAATGCCGAGGCGATGCCCCGCAAAACCGCTTTTTCGAAATCGGCAAAATTGTTCGCGCCGGTGGATGGGTCAAAGGTCTTGAAATCCTGGCCTGGCCCTAGTTGGTGGAATGTCCCTGGGTCGGCCTCGATGATAGGCGTGTAAGTGTTTTCCATATCGTCGCCAACGAAATCATCGCCGCTCGGTGAGGTAAAGAAACCCATCTTGGACGCTGATACCCTCTCAGCGACCAGGACGGCCTCTCTCATGCCGTTTAGCTGCTTCAATGGCGCAACCGCTGCCGCCATCCAAGGAACGCCCCTGGTTTGTTGTGCGCGGTCTGGCGCATAGATGTGCAACATCTTTTCGGCCGAAATCCGAGTTCTCTTTTTCGCCAGGGTTGTCGCATACTCCGCATCGCCTGGATGTGAGGCCAAAAGATGATAAGCCACCGGCCGGTGAAACTGATCGATCTCGATGCCCATCCGGATTTTGTTTCCGTTTGGCAAATCCTCGTTCTGATCCTCATCGAGCAAATCAACCTCGAGAAACTCGATCGCAAAATTGAATTGATTGCCTGGATAAGTAACCAGGCGAACCAACAACTCACCATCACGCGCCAATGCCTCGGCCGCAAAACGCTGCGCATCTTTCCAGGAAAACCGGCCATCGACCGTGCAAACGCCTTTGCGCGACCAGGCTTTGAATGCGTTCTCGATGATCGCGTTGCCTGGGGAATCGAATGTTCCGTCTGCGTTTTTCGCCTTAACCTGGACGCTCACGCCCTTTTCGCCAACGACATTCGTTTTGATTAACGTCAAAAACCGCCTGGCATATTCATCATTCCGCGCCAGGTCGCGGCATCGATGCCGGATCGATTTTAGAGCCGGCCGGATTTCCGCATCCGCCGATCGAGTAGATGCCACAAAATCAGAAAACAACCGCCCAGTTTGAGCGGCCTTGAAAGAGCGGCGTTTCACCGGCTTTGCATCTCTCTTTAGAAAATCAAAAACGCCCATATCTAAAACCTCGCCTTGATCGTTGCGCCGGTCGATTTGCCTCGTCGCATCCGTTCTTTTCTTTTTTCCATCGCCAATTCGGTTCGATAATAATCTCGCCACCTCAAAAGATCATCGATCGACAATTTGACCAGGGAACGGCCGTTGATCGAGTAGTTGGAAACATCCGCATCCGCGCGGTTTTGCAATACGCTCTCGATCTTATCGACCATGATTTCCGCGTGAGTTCGCGGGTCGGTGTTATTGACATCGAGATCAACAATCGCCTCGAACGTCCCGCGCTCGATGACGATCCGCTCAGAATCCGCGTTCCGAACGATCTCGAGTTGCCAATGATAATATCCAGGAGTGAAATCCGCCGATGTAACAGAATCGGCCGAGAACAAATAATCATCGCCGGACGCTGTGCCGGTGAGTTGAATTTCGCTTGCCCCGCCGCCTGTGATCCTGGCGACATAGGTCGCGGTGAATAAATTGTTTGGATAATCGGTTCCGAGATCGGTGCGTTTCCATTGAATGAAATCACCGACAACAATTTCGAGCGGTTCCGTTGTCGGTGCATTTGCGGCATCAAATAAATTCGCCATCGATCATCATCTCCAAGAGTTCACAAAACTTCCGCCTGGCCTCGGCATCTGTCTCTGTGATGGCCTCACGGCCTTCGCCGTTGAAACCTCTACCTTTTCATCCGGTTCATCCTGTCGCTCTGCCGCCTTTGCGAAACGATTTGCCAAACTGTTCAAATTGAGATTCATAATTCCCAACGCTGCAATCGCATAAACGCGGCAATCAAGAGCCTCATTTCGAGGACGGGTTTGCACCCATTCTCGCCTCTTATAACCCTTTTTGAACCGAGTGACCATCTTTTCCGCCGTTAGCTGCGCAAAATACTCATCACCTCGACCCTGGGGGAAATGACAATACCCTGGCCCTGGCTCTTTGATCTTTAATCTCGAATACACCAATTCCTTAATTCCATCGACCCCCACGGGAAACAGTCTAACAGATTGCCGGTTATTTTTCGAGGGTTTTCCTACCTGCGGCTTCCCCTCGCCGCCAACGCCCTTGATTGCGAAAACCCTGCGGCCCTCTCGAGGTTTCACAAAGGTGTAAACCGCGTTCGTGTGATGGCCACCCGAGTCAATACAGGCACATCGAATCGGCATCTCAACGCCTCGAGGGTGATCCCAGGTTTCCGACAATACGGCATCGAGTTGACCCCAAACTTGAGGCGATGATGGGTCGCCATATAAAACCCGATAATCCAATGACCAGGTTTCCTGGTCTCGGCCGTGGCCAACGATCTCGATCTCGAGGCGATCGTCCTGCGTATCAATGCCGGCGGTGATGAGAACGCATTCATCCGGCAAGAACTCTTTGTCGAATGATTCTTTGCCTGGAATGTCATCCTGTTCGACGCCATCGCCTTGAACCTCGAATGTTTCGCCGAGATATGTGTTCGTCCAAACCTTGAGCATTTCCGGCAATTTCTTCGCCTTCAAGAAATCTCGAACCGCATCCTCGAGAGTGATCCAGGGTGAATAAATGCCCGAAATCTGAAAACCCGCAATGCCATGAAAGTTTTGGCTCGGCTCCCAATAGCCGCTCCGAACCGCTTTGTTCTTTTCCGCGTCCGACCAGAAAACCCCACATCCATCGCAAACATAACCGGCGGTTTCCGGCCGATCCTTTTGCCATTGGACGTTCTTCCATTCCAAAATCTGAGCCTCATCGCAATGAGGACATCGAGCAAAATATCGCCGCTGGTCACTGGCCAAATATCTTTCTTCGATGATCGATGAACCTTTGTTCGTCGGCGTCGAAACCATCAAGATTTTGCGGTTCCAGAATGTCGCCGATCGTTTCCTGGCAAGTTCGATCGGATCACCTTCCGATCCAGAGGATGCCGGAAAACGATCTGTTTCATCGAGCAAAACAATTCTGATCGGCCTCGATGCAAGTTGCGCCGGCGAATTTGCGCCGATCATCGATATTCGACCGCCTGGAAAATTCTTCTGCAAAGTTGTGTTGCCACTGTCACGCGATCGAGGGTCTTTCACCTTACCCTTGAGGCATGGCGTGTCGCGCAACATCGGTGCGAGTCTGTCTTTCGAAAATGTTTCCGCCATCCCCTTTTGGCCGGTCGGCTGGACAACCAGGATCGGCGCGGGATCATGGGCGATGTGAAAACCAATCACATTCAACAGAACCTCGGTTTTTCCTAGCTGCGCCCCCGCCTGGACAACGATCTCGGTGACGCTGGGATCACTGGCCGCATCCATGATGCCCCGCAAATACTCGGTGCGCTCAGTGTACCAGCGACCAGGTGCCGCCGATGCCTCACTGGATAGACGCCTTTCGAGGTCGGCCCACTGGCTTACGCTTTGTCTGGGTGGCGGCTTTAGGGTTGCGATCGCGATTCTCGCCGCTTCCCTCATCGCTTCCACCATCATCGGGTGCGACTTCGATTTGTGGGTCATAAGATGTCAATTCCTCCAGGCAATCGATCACCGTTTTGTCGATGATCTCTTTTATTTCACTCGCGTCTTTTAGATCGACCAACATCGGCGCAAGGATGGTCGGCATCGACAACAACTTGGATTTCATGTTCGCCAGGACATCCGCCCAAACGTGTTGAACATCCGAGGCCGAAACATATTCCCGCCGCGCTTTGGCCAAATCCATTTCCGCCAATGCGGTTTCGACCTGCAACTTTCGAACCCTGGCGGTCTCATAACTAGGCGATGCCATCGATCTCCCTCACTTTTATATTTCTGAACTATAATATCGCCGGCGCGTTGCATTTTTGCAAGCCCGTTATTTTCAAGGGAACCCAAAAGGTCGGCCCTATTGCCTTGGATTTTTTGAAATTCTGTGCCTGAGAAACTATCGGGGTCGCGCGTTACCCGCAAATCTTGCGGGTTGGAAGTACCTTTGGCCACCCCCCATCGATACTGGTTAGAATGTTGTCTTGAGAACTTTTTTCATTCTCGCGTTGAAGTTCCGGCGAAATGCGAGAGGAAATTGAGTGCGAAACGAGAGCGCGGAATCCTCATAGAACTTGTAGGTCTTCCGGATGGTTGCTGTCGGCTCCATGATATACATGATCTCGATGGGATATTTTGCCTTGCCCTTCCGCCTTGCAATTACATCCTGGCCGCCCACCTTAGTCCGGAACGCTTTTTTTTGATCGAGGACGGCGGTGGGTCTCAAACTTTTTCTGATCCCTCGGCCCGTTCTCTTAGGCTCAACCGTTGTTCGACCAGGGATGGCTATGTTTCGACCATCCACCGGCCTCTTTGTCCCGCCGGTTGCGTGTCTTTGCATATACGGCCTGGACGTTCTGTCAAAAATTACAATTTCTTTTCTGCGCTCGACGCCTTTCTTTAACGCCGCGCCAGATTGGAACTTGACGGGTGATCCGGTTCCCAGGGATGTCGTCACCTTGGTGAATTGCTTTTGGCGCGAGGTGAATGCCCTGCCATAAGTTTGCTTCCGCAATTTGCTTTGCGCCTTCACGCCGGTGTCGAGCAAAGAGTTTCGAACGATTAGCGGGAACTCTTTTTTCTCGATGGTGTTCATCGTTCTCTTGAACCGCCTCATGTCAGACTTTATCGAAACGCGCATGGCCACCCCTCAGAAGTAATTGGCGCGGGTGAGGCATACCCCCACCCCCGTTTTTATTTATCACAGATCGGCATCGTTTCCAAATGCCTCCTCTGCCGCGAGTGCCAGGTATCCGATGCCATCGACATATGAATCCAACTTGGGCTTGTGCCGGTTCCTTGCGATCTTCGCCAACGCAAACATCTCTGCCGCCTGGTACGCCTTCACCTCGACGCCCAGGTAAGCGGTAAACATCATCGCCATCGTTTGGAATGTGCTGTCTCCGTATTGCTCTCTCCGATCGCCGTTGATGAGTTCTTTCGCCTCTGCGATCACTTGATCTCTGATCTGTTTTTCCATGTTCTTCTCTCCTACAAAAATTCCGGTAACTACAAACTACAGACACCTAAAGGTGATCTGTAGTTTTTGTAGTTGTTACAAATGAACTACAAATGACTACAAAAACTACAGATTCCAAAGGTTAAGTGTTTGTTTTCATTTGATATGTGCATTTGTAGTTTATCCGAC